AGCAACCCATTCCGCTTCCGTCTTAATCGGCACATCGGTGGTAGTTGCTTTATAGCTTTGATAGGCTGAATTATATTCAGCAGTAGTGTCATCAGATACTTTAGTAATCCAGTAGACTACATAATAAGGCGGGCGGTTTTCGTGAGCCTGTCCACTGCCGGAAGTAGATGTCACCCCAGCAGTTGGAATTGTATCCACCGCTTTGAGGACATAACAGTTATTATCATCCCCATTAATATTCCCTGTAACCCTAACAGCGGCACGAGCATTTGGCCAATCTGCTAATTCAGTATTGTTGATTCCGCTCGTAATTGAGAACATTTTATGATCATGTGCTCCATTTTGTGCTGCAATCAAGGACACCGAATTTGCGCCTCCGGTATTACCACCTTTTCCATAATTTTCAGTTACATCAATGGCACTGGCAGGAAGTGCAGCTTTGCTTGAGTCGTAACCAATCAGGAACCGGCTTCGATAATCCGGAACTACCACACCATTGATTGGTTGGCCGTTGTTTCCGTTGCTCAGCACATAGCCGGCTGGAATTTCAGCAATTGCACCGGACCATACAACGCTCATACCTTTGCGCACGCCTGTAGTTGATTTAGAAACGGCATCCTGAATTAAGGCGGCAGCTGCCGGCGAAATAGTAGTTGAAAAAAAATTGATCATATTTTCCAGCATCACACCAATCCTATTGCTAGAATTTTTATTGATAGAATTCTCATTCTTTATCGTTTCGGCGGCTGCTAATAAATCATTCACTTCCATTGTTCCCTTGTTTTTTCTACAAATAAAATGGAATGAGGAAGCAAAAAAAAAGACACTCAGAAATTGAGTGCCTCCATAATGATCAGTTGGAAATCTTCCCCGTACAGCTCGGCTCTTTTTTCGGTAAGTACTTTTATTGAGTGGTACCATGATTTATTATACCATGGCTTTCGTTTCCTTCCTGATCCGGTACCGGCATCTGCCATGGTGACTCCACGACCTACACCCATATCGACCATGCGACCATAATAATTGTATGCGTAAACGATTTTATCGACATCCCCATTAGATTGCGTCACCACTTCAGTGAGGAAGGAACTGAACAACTCACCGGTATCGCGAACCTTGAGCTGTGCAATCTTATCCTGCCATATCGTAACCATCATTTTTGCCCAGGCACGATAGTAGTCGTTTTTATTCCCAGTCGTTTGCATCGTATATCAGTTCTACCGGTTCGTTCAGGGTAATAATGAAGTAAATTCCGGTAGTTCCTGCCGCAAACATGCCTGGTACCTCGTGGTAAGGTATGCGATTTTTGTCCAAATAGGCTAAATCTGCCACAGAACCGGAATCCTTAATCAGTTTTGCTAATAGTTTTTTGTGGATCAGGCGGGTTTCGTTCGTTTTTTCTTCCCGATCGATCTGATTTTGCAAGTCGTATTTTTTCAAAATATACACTACGACCGATCTGCGGTTAAAGTAGCCTCCACCCTGCTGAATAGTCACACCATCGTCGGTATCATCAACGGCCAGAAAAGCAGAAGAACCATTAATATCGGAAAGAACATCTTCCAGATAATTTAGCCCGGTAACACGACAGAATTTATAATCTGCTTTGGTCAGTTTTAGTTTTCCGGTTAGGTTTTCAAAGTAATCTACAGCATTCCACATAGTTATTTATTCATTAAATGATGAATACACCCAAAATTCTCATGAGTATAAAGATTCTCACACCCTATTTTCCCGTTTTCAATTTTATTTTGAGCTTCAACTTCATTATCCCAATATTGTAAGTCATTATTTAACTCTGAACATTGACCGATTGAAGCATCTTTATCTTTATCAGGCCAATTATATATTTTCTCCCTTTGCCAATATTTGCATAATGAGCAAATTTTCAATTTTTCCATAGTATTTATGAGTGTTTAGTTCTTGCTTCCAGTTCTTTTGCTTCACGACACTTATCATCCATTTCACTCAGGGCACTCCATGCCGGTACTGCCAACACTTTTTCTTCTTTGGTTACATCGCCTTCAGTAAGCATCCGTACCTGATTGCGGACAATGCCAAGCATATCAGGTGCTGTACTGGGATCATCATCGTCCACATCTACCCGATTAAACAGGTATTTGAATTTGGCAGAGAAGTATTCCTTAATGCCAATAAACCACATGACAACCATCAATTTTTCAACCTCAGAACAGGTTGACATACGTTTAATTGATTTATAGGTCAATTCATTGCTGTATTCTTCACCAGGAATACGAAAGAGTGTAGCCATTAGTTCATATAAGTGAACTTCTGATTTTGTGAAGATAAACGCCTGGTAATAGTTCTCGGCATCCAGGTACTGAAGGAAAGTAATATCACGCAATAGTTCCTCGCATGGTCGGTACTTCCCAATCTTAGCCAGTGGACGTATGCCTACATATCGCTTTGTCACAAAATCCAGTGTTTTGGCAAAACTATATGTTTCTTCAATTGTCATGGAGAAAAATCCCTTCAGGTGTTTTTTTGCGAAATAATATACTTCGGAAGTACCTCCTATGGCTTTTATGCCTGTGAATTTAATAAGGCACTTTGTCCATATCGATTCTTCCTTGTTGCCTTTTACTTGCAAGTTAGCTACATAGCGCACTTGCTTTTCTGTCATTTCTGCGTAATTACGCGGTGCAGTTAAGTCGATTGTTCTCATTATATTCCTAAAAAGAAGGTTGGATCAGTTTGTTTATTGGCATAGCTGGAACCAGGCACTTTGACCTGGGCTTCAGCACTGTTTTCATAAGTAGCATTCCCAACTAACCCTTCATAGATCATCCGGAACGAGCCTGATTCAGCTTTCAATTATTCATTACGCAAACCGTTGGCATATTTTCCCATGACTTGTTTCATTTGATTCAAAACAAATCGGTTAGAATCTGTGAGCGTATTTTTCCGAATCTGATCAATGATTTCATTTACAATTGGGTTGCCAAATGTCAATCCAATTACATTATTCTGGCAATACATCAAATCATTTTTATAGTCCAGGAATGATTTACGTTTCATTTCAGACTGTTTAAAATAACCCTCAAAATCAATCCCTGTATTGAAAAAACAGTTTGTCAAATCTTTGAATCCTGCAAATTTTGTCCACTCAGTCAAAGCGGCTGCCGTTTGCATGGTGATGGTGATCAGCAAATCGGTTGTTCGGTCAATTACTCTGTCGCACCATTGTATCAGGCGTTCCACACGTTCTTTGCTGGCCGGAACAATGTTACCGCCATTCACAATACCAAAACCGTTGGCTGTTTGAATCAAGTCAACAAAAGGAATTGCATTCCGGTAAGCGGTTAAGGCTATCAGGTTACACAGTTGTATACGAAGCAATGCATCTTCCTCCAGTGATTCAATGTAAGAGTATAAATCCGATCCGGAAAGTATAGTTTTAATTTCAGCATCTGCCGAAACAATATACGGTGCAATGGCTTCAAATTTTGTTCCTGTCGCTGTTGGTACAGATTTTATAAAATCAGCAAGGGTTGTTATTAGCATGACTATTTCTTTTTTGCAGGTGGTGTATCGTTATTTTGGTTGTCGCTTGTTGGTTCGGCATCCGTTTTTTTGTCGAGCGTTGTCAACATCATAAAAGGTATATCATATTCGATATCCCATTCATTGTAATGCTTGATAACGAAATAAGGCTCTAACAAAATATCTTTTGGAGCTTTCTCCAGGCCTTGTTTCATTGTAAATAATTCACGGATATTGGACCCGTTCATATTGCTTGAGCTTTTCCCTGGTGTTGCTCCAATCATGCTTGGGTGATTTCCCTGAGCATAGCAGGCCATTGATGCACCTTCCTCGATATCTTCAATCCAATCGCCACCCTCTTTAGTGTTATTGACTAGATTAATTTTCACCATGGATTGTTCCTTACCGGTTGGGTCGATCCAGAACCCCGAGAACCAAACTTTGCCGGCATTCTCCATCCCGGACAGGAACGTTTTTATGTTCTCCTTTTCCTGTTTAATACGTTCTTGCTTTTTCACAGGGTCAATTATGTTTTCCTGTTCGCAAAGGATATCCCAATACTTCACATTAATTTCTACCTGATAGCGAAGTACTAAGCCATTTTTGAATTTTGCTTTTTTTCCTGCAGGGATTAATTGTTTGATATCGTACCAACCCGAATTAAAGAATGACCAATAATAAGGAAATGGATAATACTTATTGCCTGGAATCGGAATCCGATTGATCATGGCAAACTTTCGGGTTTTAGTTGCCGGTTGCTTTTTACCGTCATCGTTGGGTAATTTTCCCATACGCACCATCAGGTCACCCAGCGGATCATCCACGTCCAACAGTTCGAGTTCTTCCCGATCGGCAAGTTTTGGAGCACCTTTTTCCCAATTTCCATAAAAAACATGTTCCAATGCCCCGGTTTTAGGATTGCAGGTTTCCAATCGGCAATAAAGAACATCTTTATGTCGAATCTTCACTATCTTTTTACCGTCACCACTCAATATCAGCACTGAAACCGTCCAAAAGAAATGTTTCATATCCGTTTGTTGCTCAAACAGATATTTAGTAGGTCGGTTATACTTGAAGAAATCAATAATTTCCGTATCAGTCACTTCCGATTTATCCTTTTTGGTATAGGTCAAGCCCTGGGAATAGGCTGCCAAAATGTTGAAATACATGTTCGAACTCATAACTTCATCCTTCCTGACAAGTTCAAGAACTTCATTTGGACGCAAATTACTGTCACCCCAGGGAACATATCCGCGAAGTCCTTTTGACTCGGGCATGGCTATTGGAACAATATCGTCGGTATCGAATACCGTGCGACCTTCATTTATCACTTCCAATGCTTTGCGCCCATCCAGAGCGATACTTAAGTCATATATTTCTGTCATAGTGTCTAAATATAAATTTCTTCGTCATTAACTTCAAAAATGCTGATAATCCTTACTGTGCGTAATTCACGGCTCTCTACAAAAATCAAATTTGCCGTATTACGTTGAAAATTGGAGGAAGTACACACCACGTTGTTATATGTCAATATTTCACCCGTTGTGCCCTTCCATACCTTACAATTAAAGGGTTTTCCATCCCTTAAAATCTTTCTTAAAAAGCTTGTATGTATCATTGTTATTCAAAACTTTCATCAAACGTTTCGTCGAATATTCCCTTAGCGGCATTTTCAAAAATAAGATGTATGATTTTGGGACCACGGTAATTAAAAGTGAAAGCTTGCAGTTCGTTTGCTTCGCTATCCGATTTCTCCACACCTACTAGCGTAATTTCTTCACTCATCCCGCTGACACCTGGCGTGTACAATCCAACCGAGTAACTTTTCACCAGGTCATCAATCCACTCCATTTCCACATCACTCAAATAGCCGCTATTGCAAGTTTTCTCACTTACAAAGTCCTGTGTTATTTTCCGGTAGTGATTTTCGATATTACCAAGGTTGAATTCATTCGTTTTTTTATTTACAGTCAGTCCGGTAGCTGTGAATGTTTCCAACACACCAAAACTGTTGATGTAAACGAATGACTTAGAATAGCGATAGGTAGTATTGTCCACTAAAAAAGTGTATACACTGGTAAGAAAATCAGTACCTGTCAGCCAAATATCGTAACTTAAAAAAGTAGTACTTAATGCTAGTCCGGAAACTGTCACTACGACGCCCAAGGAAGCGTTGAACGTTGTTACCCGATCGACTGCTGAAGCTGCTATGGTTTGGAGTACTCCGGTCTTTTCGGTTATAACTGAATCAACAAGGTAATAGGCTTTGTAGTGCACTGTTACAGCACCGAAAGTAATTCTTTGCAAAAAGGAAAGATATTCATTGCGTGTCTTGGCAGTACGTTTTTCCATAAATGCCCGGGTAAGAAAATTCAGTTGAGTCCAGGGACCGGCAATAACATCCACATTCGCTTCGCATTTCAGCACGCTGAAACTACTTGAGTGTGTTGTCACTCCTTGAGTAATGGTGTAGGAGAAATCGAGTAATAATCCGGAATCTGTGAAATACTTTTCTACTATTTCGCTCAGGTTACGAATGCGGATATTTCCGTCGGTATCAAATACATATTTTTCACTAATAATTACTTCTGCCCCCTTTTTAAGTTCAAAAGTAACCGTAGTGTCTACATCGGTATTTATCAGAATAATATCCGGTATCGAATGTTGAAAATATAGTGTACCGTTTCCTAGTTCCTGCGAAATTGTCATAAAAATAGCCTTTGATTAATTTGATAGGACAAATTAAATTCAAAGGCTAAAGCAAAAAAAAGACACAAAAAAACCCCGATCGAGTTTGACCGGGGTTTAAATATATAAATTATTAATGTTCGCGAAGTTCCATTGCGCTATCTTTTCGCATGAGCCATACCGGAGTGGCATCATCAAAATCTATTGAATAGCCATTTGTGGCCAGATATGATGCAATTTCATTGGTAGATAGGTCCGCCATTGGTCGGATATCGAGCTTTATTTCTTCACTCGTTTTGCGGATCGTTGCATTTTCTTTCGATGCCGGTTGGAATTCTCCACAATACCGGGAGAGGATTACAAGGCGATAGTCCGTAACTTGCTTAGTCTTTGATTCATATTGTTCTTTCAGAAATTGTAGCAACTTTGTTGAATCTATTTTACCTTTCGCCCAACTATTAATCAGAAATTCATCCCATAAGTATCTATCTCCGGTGTATTTGCCGTTTTCCGTCACGCTGATAATTATAGCGCCTTCAGTACCTGTATCTGCAATTTCAGAAATCATATCGAAACATTTCTGTACAAACTCATCGTTATTTTCGAAGGAAATATAATAAGCTTCGTCATTGATCATTATTTCTGCTTGTTTCATGATTGACCTCCTTCCGTATCAGTTATATTTGCAGTTTCAAATTCCTGAATGTGTAATGTCATGACAACGCCTTTATTAATCAATACATACACCATTTCGCCAACGCCTTGGTGAATGGACATGTCAATTTTCTTACTGCCATTAGCCAGTTCGCTAATTACATCGAGTACGGTGTGACTTACCGAACGTACATCTGTTTTTTTCTTGAAAATCTGATGCATTGATAATGCATCTTGCTCAGGAGCACATCCTGATTGTGAGGTTTGTTTTTTCATTTTGAGATTGTTTTAGCTTTTAGCGGTACTGAAAAACGGCTGTACCTTCCCGTTCGCTAAAACAATCTCTATGAGCAAGCTCAAAAAAGAAAAGGAAATACAGCCGTCTTATACGGTATGGGGCATAAAAAATGCCCACAGAATAGGCAACTTATAGAGTTGCTCAGTTTGAAATTGTTTTAGCGTTGCAAATATCGGTAGTATTTTTGAATTGACAATGCTATACTGAAAGTATTTTACAAAAAATTACCAATTATCTACTTTGCTATCAACTTTATTCGTCGAAAATTTTAGATTTTCAACTTCCTTAAATAAATTATTGGATAATAATTCAGCTTTAACCTTTATATCTTTCCAAACTTTATTACTATAACTTTTTGCTCCCCATGCGCTTGGTCCTCCAAACTCATCAGCAGTCGTAATTAATCCAACCTGACAAAGATTATTATTTCCCGGATTATTTTCATGAAAAAAATTAGTAACTACAACTTTAAACCTACCATCTTTTATTTGAAATTTAATGGTATGCTTAATTGTTCCATCATAACACATATATGATAGTTTCCCAATTGAGTAGTCTTTTCTTGGACTTATAATTAATAAACCAGCTTCCTTATCATCTACTTCAATAATACTTTTTGCTGATCTATAATTCATTCCAATCCATTCCTTCAATCCATTATAAATGGCATTACTTTTAACACTATCCACTTTAATTACTTTTTCAAAACTTATAGGTTCTTGAGCCATCAAACAAGGATACATAAAAAGCGATACTATCGCCAATAATAAAAGTTTTTTCATAAATATATGTTTAAAAATTAAGTTGAACCACAAAGATACAAAATATCTTAACAAAAAAATCCCCGAACTACAGCCCAGGGAATAAAACTCTATAAATTATTCATTTTCAACTCTGCCCTTTATGGGCGTTTTTCCGCCTTTTGCTACTTTTGGCGGGACAAAAGTAGTCGAAAAACAGTACTTCACCCCTCTAAATTAGAGCAGTGAAGCCACTTTTAAGCCGTTTTAAGGCACTTTATTTGCTAATTAAACAAATTGTATCGATCGGTTAAAACCTCCATAAGAGCGAAATTTTGCGGGATAAGGTTCGGAATGTCGGTTTTCCCTGGCTTATACAATTCAGTCGCAATATTATAAATATCCCACAAGCTAAAAACAGATATTTCCTGGGCTTTTTCCAAATAATCTTGTGTAAATTGGGAAATTTGGCTTTGTGTCAATGGGTAGGTTTTAACCTCATTTCTCAAAATTGAATTATCGCAGTCATGCGCCACCCGTAACGATGTAAGTAATCCAATAAGCTGGTAAACGTCATTTTGTGTACAATTTATTTCTTTCATTTTCTGAAGAATACGCAAATCATTTTCCCTGTATTCAAAAAAGTTAGACATCCAATTTCCTACAGATTCAAAAAGCTGTTCATCCGTAACCTTGTCAGCTCCGAAATTCGATGCGATGCGCTCCTTATTTAATATACACTGGTTGTGGCAAATTTTGACACACGGACCAAAAGCAATTTGTATGCCTTCCTGATGATAGGCGATTACGATGTTCGATGTCATTTCGGGCGTTTCTCGGTCGTTTATCCTGATAGTTGTATAAACACGTCTAAGGATGTGCGCTTCAACTGAATTTATACCGTGGATTGCTTCCACCTGTGGTAGAACTACAACGCCGGGGTTTTGCCGGCTGTTATTTTTGGCTGCAAATATTTCCTCAATATTATAATTAAGTCCGCTATTTCGGCAAATATCCGCTATCCTATTGATAACCTGATAATGATATACACCCCTTAAAGGATTTCCGTAAATATCATTTTCTTTGTGCGTTTTCCGTAAAGTTTCAAGGTCTAAAACTTCGATATTATTTTTTTGAAAATCAAATATTGTATTCATGGTTATTTATTATTATTAGAGTTATAAACTTGTAAATCAGAAAAAAGAGCAACTAACGGAAAGAATTTAATTTCTTTTTCCTTTCCGTTTTCGGTGATGGTTTTTGTGATTTGACTTCCCCACAAATAAAATGCTTTTTGCCCTCGCTTAACTCGCATTCCTAACCGTTCCCACTGCTCGAAAGTTTTAAACTCCTGATGTCCTTGTTCCCCGTAAATAGCTTTTAATCCTTCATTTATAGTTTTGATGTTGCCGTTGGTTTTTAATTCGGCTAGCGGCTTGGATATTAGTTTTAATTCCGTGCGCTTTGCTTGGATATTCGATGTATTATTCATACTTTTGTGTCGCTTTAAAAAATTAATTGTTCGCAATTGTTTTACTCCCTCGTTGGTTGTCCCCAACGAGGGAGTTTTTATTTTAGGCGATTTCCCGCATTTCCTTTTCTACTTTTCCGATAGCTTCCGAAAATTCATCTTTACAGAATTCTATTAACCTGCTAATTGTTTTCGGGCTGTTACTTTCAAAAATCTCACCGTGTGCATCTTTGATGATGGCTGATGCTGTATCACCATCGTGAGAGATAGCAAAGTTTTCCACTCGCTTACGTTTTTCTATCAATGAATCCCATTTAGACGTTAAACGGCTCAATACTTCGCTTTTGCGCTTAATGTCCTCAATACTTTGTATAGGTTTTTCCGTGATGGCTGCCGTTGGTTCTGGCTTTACTTCCTGGGTGATGGCTTCCGTTGGTTCTGGCTTCACTTCTTGGGTGATGGGTTCACTCTTTGCATCTTCGGCGGAAGATTTAAAGTTAATCACTTTAGCGGTTTTTTCTTTCGCTGTTGGTTCTGTGATTGTCATCGTTGGGATGACTTCTTGCACTTTGCGTGCTGTTGAATCATTTTTCATTTTGCTTTAAAAATTAATTGTTAATAATATGCGTGGTTGAAATTGTCCTTTCTCCCTTTCGCTCTGCTAAATTACTACATTTTAGCGACATACACAAGTTTATATAATTGTATATCAGTGTTTTAAGTATCTAAATAAGGAGGTAGTAAGTAAACATCTTAAATAATGCTGATTATATTCTCCAATTGAACCGAAAAAAACTTTTTGAATTCAAAGGTCAAAAATCAAAAAACAATGAAATACAATGAATTTATAGAGCACAAATAAAAAACGAAACATCTATAAAGTTAAACTTTACTAATCGTAATACATTGAAATACAAATAAATGAACCACAAAAACGCATTTATGAATAAAATATTTTTTTGTAACTTGCCTACTACCTACTATATAAAAACAACTTCTTAAATATCAATATAATACATGCTAATATAAGGTAGTAAGCATTTTTTAATAGTAACAAGTAGTAACTATTTTAATATATGTTATGTAATATGGGTACTACTTTTATATATTTATAATTCAGTTAGTTGTAAACTAAAATAGTAAGGTAGTAAGGTAGTAAGCGAAAAACGTATTTTTCGCTCTTATTATATCTTTTTCTTAATATTACATATAACATTATGATAATGTGTAATATAAGATAAATATAAAAGCAAAAGCAAATTATAAAAAAACATTTTTCAAAATTTGGAAATCTGATTTTTGGATCATTCAAACAAAAAAAATCTGAATCATAGATAAATGCTTTTTTTCTACGGCATTACATTCTATTTTCGGGATGTTCTGTTGGCGTTTTGTGGGTGTTTTCCGCCTTTCAAATACTTAAAATGCTAAAAATCAACAAAAACGGACTTCGAAAACCTTTATTTAAGGTTTAACACAGACAACTGACCCCGCCCCGCCCTCTCGCTGACTTGTAATTACCGACCTCAAAAAACGCCTTATATGCTAACACATGTTAATGCATAGGGGTGAAATTAACAAAAACGGGCGGTAATACGCACATTACGGTTAAAATTTTGGTATTCGCAAAATTATATCGGTAATGACCTATCAAATCCCTACAAAATGGATGAGCTAAGCGATTGATTTTGGGATTACATTACATTGCATAAAAAAACCACTGACATTACGCCAGTGGTCTACATGAATGGGAATAAGTAATTACACAAATGAACTGATAAGCCCACCACTGAATGAGTGTTCGGCAGGGAAGTTATTCATCCCGATCCATAACGTGTCCCAGGCATCGGTACCATCGGTGCGGTTCTCCAGTAAGTCTTCGTCACTCTCAGCCAACTTCTCCCCTCTCTTATCCTTCTTGAACCCATCAGGACCTTGGTAGATTCCTGTTTGTTCCATCGCCAGGATCAACGCCTCATTGTTATTCTTATTGATCATAGGAAATAATAGTTGCTTACCCTCGAAGCTCTGACCCTTGAGTGACATGTTGATCAGGTTGTGTTTCTCCATGTGTCCGATCGGTTTGCCAATGTACACGCCTTTGACAGTCCACTTGTTTGCCTTGAATGTATCAATGATAACAGTAGCAAAGTCCTTGTCATTGACTGCATAGTTACTATTGAGTGCTGTTGAGTCATAGTAGTAGACAACCTCATGACACTTGTGAGGTGCATAGTACTTACAGAAGTCATTGACCAACTCTACCAACTTACGATTGTACTTCACAAAGAATGACTTAATAGTCTTCATCCTGATACCTGAGCGTTGCCCGGCAACCAACCAATTGATATTCCCATTATAATCAAACGAGATGCATATGGGTGCGTTCTTGTCCACATCTCCATCCTGAAGGCATGTCATGTTCTTAGCCTTTTCGAAATCATAGTCCAGGTTCTGAAGGTATGAGTTATCGAATGCCGTGTAGTAGTGATCCACTTCTTTCAAACAGTTGTAGAACCCATCTTTCAAGAGTCCAACACGTTTACAAAGGATTGATGTTTGAAACACCAGGGGCGGAAGGTCACGTTTCATTTGCTTAATGTAGTTTTCACCCAGTACCTGAAGGTTTTCAATAGAGCTAAACACATTGTAATCAACTGCAATTCTCTGAAACTGAGCTAAATCACGGCATAATGTACGATAATAGTCAAATAAATACGCTTTTGGCTGAACTCCTTTAGCCTGGAACTCTTTCAACTTAGTGAGGATTCTCCACTTTTCATAGATAATTCCATCTATTTGCTCGATAAGTTCTGGATCGCATTTAGATTCGTAATTCAGGAACCAACTTCCTTTTTTGGTAGTTGGCATGTCGGACACTATCAACATGCTGTGGTGATACGGCAAATGGCCGAAATGGGCAATTGTACCCCCGTTTGCAGGGAAAGTTTCTTCATTTAATTTTACGAAGTTCAAAAACTTGGCCTCATCGCATATAACAGAGTCAAAAGTCTGTGAATTGGATGAACCAACCACGTCCTGGGAAATTATGGGGCAAATAGATCCGTTGTAAACACTGATGGTATTGTCATAACTGGCCGGCTCTGTTTTTGGTTTCTCAAAATGTAAACATTTCTCCGGTTTTCGTCCGATAACGTAGTGAACATTTCGTTTAAACCCCCAGCTGTCGAATGCTTCCAATGTTCCAGGAAGAGTCCTGGTAAGAGCCTGTTGGAATGTACTTGCAATAATACCATGTTTCCCACCGGCCATGCGTTGTATATTACGCAAAAGAAAGGGTGCTACAATGCCGTGCGACTTCCCTAAACGACGTCCACCCACTACAACGACGGTATTGCACCCACGGAACATAACTTGCTGCTGAGCGGCATTAAAATAGACTTTCTGCTTTTCCTTATTTCTCGGCATATTCTTCTAATTGGGCAATGTCAATTTCATCATAGGTAACATCCTGAATATCGCTCATGTATTTCTTCTTCATGGCTGCAATTTTCTCACGGATATTCGCGATCGGCTTAATACCTAAAACCGTTGGGTCTTCGGTAGGCTCGAATAACTGAGGTATGATTTCATCCCATGGTATGCGTTCGGCATCTTCTTTATCCAGCTGGTTGAATTTGGCATAAGTGTTCATTGCTTTAACCATGGAGTCCGGATCATTCTTCAGTTCGGCCATGTTATAGGCTTTTTGAATCTGATTATTGAACTTGAACCGGTGCCAGTCTTTTGATTGCCGGTTGATAGAACCCAGTAAATCTTTGATGATCCGTAAATCTTCGTAAGCGGCCGATCGTTCAATGCCGCTGATATTCATAATGTGTTGAATGATTTCGCGATCTACTTTGGAAGGATATTCCTGCATGAGTGAGTAAGCTGAACGAATGCGAAGCAACCGGTCACGAACTTGTGGTGCCAGGTGTGCCAGTTTATCAGCATCATCGTACAAATGCTGTACACAAATTTCGTATGTTTGTTTTTTACTCATTGACCTGTTGATTAATGATATAGGTTTGTGTAAGTTCTACAGATAAAGGTGATCCGAGTTTTGCCAATTCAATTTCCTGCCGGTGAAGTTCCAGAACTGTTTGTGTTTTGCTCAATCGGTAAGCCCTGGAAGCCTTAGTCGATTTGTCAGCGATATCGCTACGCAATTCATCTTCATCAATATCCATGAGTACAGCGATATCGGTTATTGTCATCAATAGCCCGGCATATTCACTTATTTTTTGGAGTTCAGGACCTGTGTATTCCATTTTCGATAATGCGTTGTATTTCAGTCTGTAATTTTTTATTGATTTGCGGATCAGTAGTGACAATTCCGCTTTCTTCACGATTTCCCCTGGTACAATTCTGGCTACCGGTGATTGATACCTGGTACCTGGAAGATTCAATCAAAACAACCTTAGCGTGCGTTTTTGAAAAATGGATATCGCTCAAAAGATTTTCTGCAAACCTGACCAGCTGCTGTGTTTTTTGGATTGCTTTGAAATCGAGTATCAGGGTGACTTTCCCGATTAGTCCAATTTCCTTGAGCATCCATATTTTTCGGATAAATTCTTCGGAAATGCTAAAGGTTACAATTGTGATATCGGATTTCCCAGTTTGCAGTAAAACCCATTCTATCAAATCGTACAGTTGTATGCCGGTATTTAAATAAGCCCCGACATAATCGGGGCCTATTGGTTTCAATATTGCATCAACTTTACTCACCTGTTGGTGGTTCTGGATTCGTATTATCAATATTAGGTGATAATAAGTTCGGTGTTTCTTCGGTTACTTCACCTGCAGGTAGAATTACTTCTTTGACTTCAGGAACTACTGGAGTATCAACAACCACTTCCGGTTTTGTTTCTTCGGTAGCGCCTACGATTAATCCGAACCCTTTCAGTTCTGCTAACTGATCAGGTGCGAATGTGTCACCATTAGCAATCAATTCATTGAATCGAACCTGCATTTTATCTGCCAATTCGTCAATCTTTTCATTGTTTCCGGATTCGTGTAATTTGCGAAGTTTGGCTTTGTTATCGCTCAAGTATTTGCGAGCTGCAGAAACTTGTTTAGCGCTTAACTTTTCGCCTTCAGGGAGTTTTTTGTCAGTTGCAATAATCACCGGTGCATTGATATCGAATTTATCGTAAGCATCCCAATTTATCCGTAATGCTGAATCAAGGCTCAATAGTTCAGTAAGGAAAGGAAGGCGATCGGATGCCGTTCCGGTTTCATTCAACACTTTCAAACGTTCCTGGATAGAGCGCATGCGTGGATAGATTTCGAGGTTCTTGTCGTAGGCAGTTTTGATGTCAGCTGGTAGTGTGTCATGATCCGGACGTTTACCTTTGGTCTCTCCGGATAAAATACTTTCAATACCAGCCATTGTTATTGGTAAGTTAGCTTCCAATGCTTGAACTTTTTCATTCACCGGTTCTGCAACTACTCTTTGGACTCCAATGATTTTTTCCAACTCGTAAACTACTTTCTCGAAATTCTTTCTATGAATTACATTTTGGTGCAGGATTCGGTTTTTATTCCCCTGAAGCATCAATGTTGCACCTTCTTCGATGGTGCGTGTTGTGGGATCAGCATTCAGCCAATCGTTCACTTTGTCGAAATACGATTTTTCTTTCTCCATTTTTTAATTATTATGGGTTGTTTATTAATGAGATTCAAATGTAACAGCGGGTAATTACATTTAAAAAGACACAAAAAACCCTCACAACTTGCATTATGAGGGTTTCAGAAATTTACGATTTATCGTTACACTCCCGGATTGATAATACCTTCTTCGGTTACAATTTCTCCGGTGTAAAACAGACCAGGTGCAAGGTCTGTACAGGTAACGGTAAGGGTAGTTCCCATTTCGTCAGT